TCCAGCTCGGTCTTGGGGACTACATTGCCAGTCGTCTACGGACGGTTGGGATCGATATACGAGATCAGTCTGCGAATCAACGCGCTGCCTTGTACGGGTCGATTTCCGGAGCGTCAGCAACTCTGGACTTGTCGTCTGCGTCCGATACGGTCGCCGTTAAACTTGTAGAGCATTTACTACCCGAGGATTGGTTTAATCTCCTTTGGCGGCTCCGCAGTGCGGAAGCCGAGGTTGATGGTAAGATCGTTTATATGGAGAAGATCTCGTCGATGGGGAATGGTTTCACTTTCCCTCTTGAGACACTGATTTTTTGGGCAATCGCCCTAAGTGTCAGCGAGATCTACGCTCCGCGCACGAGAATCCGCACGTTAGTTTACGGGGACGATATTATTGTCCCTGTGGATGCGGCGGTACCTCTTATTAGGGTGTTGAAAGACTTGGGCTTTACGCCTAACCCTGATAAGAGCTTCTGGGACGGAACGTTCCGGGAGTCGTGTGGCAAGGACTACGTTCTTGGGATAGATGTGCGACCCGTGTTTGTCGACGGGCCCCTCACGGGGGAAACGGCTTTTACGATCCACAATTACTTCGTGAGGCGCGGGGATTTTGCCTGCGCCAATATCGTTGAGCTGTCGATACACCCATCTATCCGCCTGTATGGCCCACAAGGCTATGGCGATGGACACTTACACAGCGATGTGTGGGTAGCCCGGGTAACTCGTAAGAGTGATCTTGGTTGGGTGGGGTTCTCCTTTGATACTTGGACTTACAGTCCGAACTTGTTAAGGGATGAGCTGGTTAAACGTCTACTGGATTTACGCGAACGGGACTCGAAAGACGACCGAGCCAAACCGAAAGGGGCGGCAATGCAGTTAAAACGCAACAAACTCGCAACCGGTAAACGAGTGGTACCTTTTAAGGTACGATACACTAACCTCGTTAGGCGTTTAGCCGCGTACGTGTCATATGATCAAGAGGATTTATTCCTTGATGATCACAGACCGTATGCCGACCTAGTCCTCCCTCGCATCCGACCAGACACAGGCGGATTGCGACACCTAGTTGTACCAGGTAAAGGGATTGTGCATCGCACTCGTATTTACACCTTCGAACCGCC